TCTCTTGAATAACACGACCTAAGCTACGAACACCAGTGTCGCTCAAGAAGATGAGGTCGCCACCAGTGTAGGCTAACGAGTCACGAGCAACGCAACCAACACCTGTTATAACATCACTAAGGGAAAAAGCATCTAAGACATTCTCTGCACCTTTATAGATAACAATGTTATCCTCACAGAAGATGATTAAGAAGCCATTGTGAGAGGCTAGAGCGACTATAGTGTCAACGTTGTTCGGTAGTACAGAGGCTATGTTTAAAGAGCCGCTAGACCCCGCTGCAAAGGCTGGAAATGCTGTGTCTGCTATGTCCGTAGACCAGTAGATTGTTTTACCGTCATGCGCCCAGAACCGACCGTAAGCGGCTATAACATCACGAGGGTAGCTAGTACCGAAGGAGGCTGTTGTGCTTGTGTGGACTGCTAAGGTCTTTGTGGCTGGTGACGCTGCCTCTGAGTAGATTAAAGGTTCATGACCTTCTTGACACAACATTGACTTATCGTTAAGTGAAGCACCCTTCCATCCATTGGCGGATATCGTGTACCCTGCTGGTGTTACGTCTGTTAGTACGGCATCAACACCATCTTTAAATATCTTATTAACAGAGCCGGACAAGATAACAGAAGAGTTATCAGCGTTCACATGCTCCATCATAAAGTCAACAGTAGCACCGGCAAGGGTATCTACACCTGTGGTTGTCTTCATTGCCCAACCCTTACGTGAGCCTAACCGACCAAACTTGTCTATAACAACATTGTCGGTCAGTTGAGCAAAGTTAGGGGACAACGTAATACCACTCTCTTGTGTGTTTAACCCAAAGAAGCCGGGAGAAACAACGGATAGAGATTGGAGTTCTTTCATACACTATACCAAATAACATCTTCAGGGTGGCGGGCGGCATCATAAGAGATTTCATCCGCTAAGGAACTTTGACTTGCAGCGTAAGCGTTAATGCTTTGCTTACCACCATCTTCACCACGCTCTTCAATCGCCATTGCTGTCGCTAACAATATGATAGGGCGGGTAGGAAGAACAGTGGTATCGGCATCAGCGTCAAGAGGTAGGTTACGTAATGACAAGTTAAAGCGGAGGTCATATACAGCGTCAGGGATTGGGTAGATGTCTACCTGCGTATCTCTGTCGGTTGATACACCGTTAAAGTTGTAGTAGTAAGGAGCGCCTGTCTGTGGTGTTGCCATCAAGAACTCGCGGTTAAACCACTTGCTATCCTTATAGTGCATCTCAAGATTGCTAGTATCATTGTAGATGTCTAATACAGCAAAGTTATTCTGAGCACCATTCAACTCGTAGTTAAAGATACCGGCGGTGGTAGTTAATGTTAACGTAGAGCGTAGCGCACTCCAGTTCCAAGAGTTCTCAACTTCGTTCTTTGCATCATTAACAAAGTCACCAATGAGACGGGCATAAGAGTTTGTGTTACCAGCGCCTTGCACTGAATCAACTTCACTTTCTCTTATACGGCGCATCACTGCATTAACAAGTTCTAAGTATGTCATTTAAGTTCCTTTGTTGCTATTATACCACAACTTTGTTGGTTTGTCAAGCGTTAGTTAATCAAAAGTGTGGATGTTCTTCTCTTGATATAAGTCAAAAGAGGCAATAACAGAAGGTGTTGAACCTGCTTCTGAATCAAACCACAAGGAGTCGCCTTGTTGCATAATTAAGTTGCCTGTAAACTGCTGTGGGTAATCTTGTGTTGCATGTGATTGCGACCTAGATAAATAAACCTTACAAGATTCATCGTCTGCAAACTGCCAATATATTGTAAAAGTTTTAGCTGTGGCAGCCCCCACGTTAACAGTTACAGCAGTTACTAGAGCCTTATGCCCCGGAGGTACTGTAAATATCTTTGTGAGTGTTGCCGCCGCGGGTACAATGCCTATTGAATGTTTCATTATATACCTCCGGGAGACTTAAGGCCCAAATCCCCACCATCGCCTTTTGACATATTAGTACCCCTTTAATTTGCCGACTGCGTAGCACAGTGGCTCAAAAATAAATCGGATGATGCGACCGGTTGTGTCGCGTTTGGTGTGACGTAGCTCTGCACGTAAATCCGTTGAGCGGTGGCGTGTACCCCATTCCAACACTTTACGCACAGCTATGTTTGCCTTGCCGTCGCCTTGCTTAAATCCAAAGTCAACCAGTGGCAGGAACAGCGTGTGGTAGCCGACCTCATGCGCCTTGGTAAGGTGCTTGTCTGCGTAGGCTATCCATATTGCGTTGCGGAACGACCCAAAGCCGTAGGCTTGGTTCATGGCGGTGCATATGATCTTACCACCACCACCACCACCACCACCACCACCACCACCAGTACCGTAATCCAGACCGTCATCCATACTTGTAACGCCAAACTCAGCCATGTTTTGAGCAGCTATACTTGCGTCATTAGAGACAGTGGGTACATCGCCAGCATTATAACCACCGTTATCCATACCTGTAACACCAAACTCAGCCATGTTTTGAGCAGCTATACTTGCGTCATTAGAGACAGTGGATACATTGCCATTTTGATCGGATACAGAGAACATACCAGAAGGGGTAGCTCCATATTGATTAGACATAGCATCTATTTGGTTATCTAAGTAACTGTTTGCCAGTGCTTGACCCCCTAACCCTAAAAGACCTATTGGCCCCATAAGAGCCGCTGTACTAGGTGTTAGACCTTGAGTAGCTTGTAGCGCCGCAAACGCAGCATCCTGAGCGTTCATAGAGCCAATGGTAGGGCTTGAAGGTGCGAACCCTGTATTATCACCATTATAACCATCACTTCCGCCTCCACCATCAATTACAGGCATCTGCTGACCCATCGCCGCCGCCATCGTAGCATCAGCTTCTTTACGCTTTAACATGGCAGCGTCAATAGAATCCTGCATACGATAAGGGTTCTGGTAATAAGCATCATTACCCGCTTGGTCGTAGAATTGTCTATTAGGCTGGTTTCCGCCGCCACCCATCATACCCCCTTGTGGGTTAGGATTACTGAGTAGGCTTTGTATAAATGAATTAAAGTCTTGCATACTAGCTCCTTACTTCTTTGTTGGCTTTGGTTTCTTGTTCTTCATCTTACGCATGTTACGTACTGGTAAATCTCGCATTAGAATTGTCCTTTAGTGTATATTGCCCAAGCTAACCCTACAACAGCAAACAAACCAGTTAATACCAGTAAGACAGCCATAACAATGTTAACTACATCTGTAACCTTCTGTTTAAATCGTAAGTGAGTTATCTTAGCAAGCGCCGCCGCCTTCTCTCTACCCTTACGCGCCTCTACTTGGAATTGTAACCATTCGTCCCACATTCCCGGAGCACCTTGATATATGAATAACTCTTTTAACTCTTGTTCTTGTTTCTTCAATGTAGCTAAGGCCATGAATTCCTCTAAGTCGCTACTGTTACCCTTAGCCTTCAAGTCTTGTTGTAACTTAGCCTTACTGTTAAAATAACCTATTACTTGCGAACCTGCCGCCATAAAGTCACCTCCATTGCTAATTGTTTCCTTAATAACAGCGAAGGCTGCGTTGGCTATGGCGAGTTCAGCAATCATTATTTCATCCTATATTCACTAATCATATACGAGAATGCGGATAATACACCTGCAATCCACAACATAGGCTTCGCTGCTGAAGCTAACCACCCTAGTACAGTGAAGGCTCCTTGGGCTGCATTGAATGCCGCCACCACCTCTTTGCTATCTTCTACTAGGTTATCCACCTTGGTTTCGACCGCTAACAATCTATCGTAAATCTCTTTGTGAGTTCTTTCAGTCATACGTGGTTTCCAGAGGGGTCAAAAGGGTCTAACAAAGGTTCAAACCACACCGCTACAGCTTTACGCCAACCAGTGCTTGTGTTGTTATGTCTTTTTAACCTTGCCGTTACTGTTAACTCTTTGGGTAACTCAAACAACAAAGGTGTTAAGACAAATATGTTAATGATGCAATCTAAAAGCCACCCCAGCATCAGCACAGGGTAGCCCAAGGTCAGCGCCAAAGGACTAAGTAGTCCAGCATCCTTAACCCTCTTTAAGTTCATCACTGCAAGGTAGAACACCCAGAGAATGTAGAAGCCAAGGGCGCTAGCTGCAATGTAATAACCTAAGAGGGTAAGATAAGTCATTTAGGATACTTAGCCTTTACTGCCAGACATTCATCAATGTATGCCTGCGCTTGTGCCGTGTCGCCTTTTACTATTGCGTCTAAGTAGTTAGTTGCTGGAGGATACGCTGAGGCTCGGAGTTGTTGGTAGGATTGGACGTGTGCTACCCATGCACCGTCAACCCACTTATCTAGCCCGTGGGTGGGCGTAGTACATTCAACTGCACCTACGGGTGGTTCAGCACCATCGAATCCGCCAATATAGTTACCTACTAAATCTCTGTAGTATTTTGTCATGCCCATGCCCTCACTATGTATACCCAAGATGCGTTCGTAATATTTGAAATACCCCCAGTGGTTTTATGGTTTATCGGGAACACGTTAGCCGCTGAACCGTAACGTATGTTTATATTGGTGGCATCTAGCGTTATGGCTATTCCGTAACTTATTCCCCCATCTGCTCCGAATGTGGGAGCAACGACAATATCACCGATTGAGAAGCCTAGTTGAGCAGTAGTGTTAACTAAAACCCCACTGACTAAAGTAGGCGTTACCTCTAACCCATGAGCAATGGTTAAAGCCCCTGCCGATGTGATAGTTTGATTCGCAGAGGTGAATACTTTAGTAATCGCAGTAGTCGCACCTGTTATATTCACCAACCTCTCAACCCCAGCGTCATCCTTGTAATAAAGCAGCTTATCGTCTTTAGGATAGATTACAGTTTGTCCTGCCGATGGAGTACCGGGGATGCTAGCGCCTGAAGTGTTATCTAAGGTTAAGTCTGTACTAGTTAATGATGCAGACATTATTTAATCCCTTGTTGTTGCGCTGCTTCCCAGCACTCTTTTAATAAGTCTTCGTAGCTGTCATAACCACCACCTAATGAGGCAAACCATTGTTCAAATGTCATTGCTTAATCTCCAGTCGAGCCGCAGCGCGTGCGTCTTTGATGTTGTTAGGCATAACCTCGCCACTATCTGCTTGCCTTAGCACCATCCAGTCTGTTGAGGCTAGGTAGGCTTGGGCTTTTGCGTTAGCTTGGCTTTGGATGTCTGCTGCTTGTACGCCCGCCCATGCAACCTCAAGGTCTGCCAGTGAGGGTAGAGGTTGGGTGTTGGTACCCCATTCGACACGAGCGTAGTCATTCTCCCAGCACATGAATTGTGCTTCTGGGATTAGGTGAAGGATGGAGGATGTTATGTTCATGCTGTTACCTCTGTTATTGTTATTGAAGATGACACTACACCACCATACTTTCTTGCACCACCCACACCGTTAAATGTGGTTGTCCCACCGAAGTCTGCACCCATCCTAACTTTAAAAGTCAAAGTAGAGATTACACCGGCAATCATATTATGTTCTAACGCCATTTGATACCCTCTGTCTGCAATGGGCGGTAGAGTAGCTGTAGCCGCAAGCGCATCAGCCGTAGTACCCACATGTAAAGCAAGCGTGGTATTGTTTGTTCCACTTCTGGCGTAGAAAACTGCAACAGATATAAGTAATCGGTTTGCTGCTGCTGTTGGGGTTATATCCAAAGTCATATACTGGTCGCCCTCGGTAATCTGGGGAATGGTATCATCGCTTGGAATAATAGTAGTCCCAGTAGCCACAGCACCAGTCTGGAAATTAACCACCTGAATTACATTACCACTTCGCTGCAACGTATCTACCGTACCCGTCTCATCAGGCAACGTGAGCACTCGGTCAACATTGCTGTTTGGGCTGGCTACTGTAAAAACACCTGTGCCGAGGGTGTTGCCGGTTATCGCTACTTTAGACATAGCTTACTCCCCAGATGGCATTGCAGCTTTAATCTCGTCAGCAGTTGTTGCGGCCTCGATGGCTCCTTGCATATCTTCATACTTAGTACGAATAACTGCACGGGCTTCTTCGGCTGCTACGGCTTCTGAAGGAATAGTGGCTTTAACGTCCAATGGTGCAAACTCGGCTGAACGGGCAGCGCGGCGTACATCGTGGGCAATTGCTTTAGCCTTAGTTGTGTTAACGGTAATCATTAGTTCATCTCCCATGCGTTACGGAATGTTCGGTCAGAGGGCACATCAGCCACATCTACCACTTGATAATCTTTACCTGTAGGCACTGCTTTGAGACATTGCTCTAAGGTTGCGCCGGGTGCTGGGACGATGATTGAAACACCGCCTTCGTCATTTGAGAAGATAATTCGTTTGTTGTCCATGATTTTTCCTTTTAAAAATTAACTGAAGATGGTGACAGAAACAACTTCAGCATCAGAAGTGCCACCAGTTGCGGTTCTAGATTGTGCCCTAACGCTAGTCGTTAAAAAATTAGAAGATTTGCCGTAAAACTCGGGGTTGCTTCCAGACACATTTCCAGTCACTCCGACCGTAACTTGCGCACTATAGTCCGCATCAGGCATAGTAGTCGTAAAATTGACTGTGTAATTACCCGCCCCGTTATCAGTAATTGAACTCACATTGAAAGCCCTGCGAATCGCCACTGCCCCTGTACCATTAAAGTTAACCCAAGCCTTTGCAGTGCCGTTGACAATTGTGTCTGCCGGTACGCTTGCGCTGTCATCTTGGGTCGCGAGAGTTGTTAGTTTTAATTTACTCATAATTAGTCCTTAGCGAGTGAAGGATGCGCTTATCCAGTTTGCATCTGTCCCGCCTTCTGTTTTCATACGATATTGGGTTGTTGTAACCAGTGTTGGAGCTGACCCCGTTCCTCCCGCCACATAAGGAAATAAAGACCCCGGTGATACGCCGCCCTCAAATGAACCAGCCATCGTATAATTAACATCCTGCATCGCCGTAGTAAAGTTAACCGTGTAGTCACCAGTTCCATTATCGGTAATAGAGCTAACATTCCCACTGGCCCTAATAGCCACCGTTCCAGTACCATTGAAATTAACCCATGCCTTAGCGGTATAAACCTCTACGCCAGCCGTGGTTGTTATCTTGTTTGTTTTTAATGTTGACATATGAAGTCCTTATCGACTGCGCCACCTTCGTTTGTTTGGTAGATTATTCTGTTCATGTTGTTCCTTTTTAGCGGAAGATGGAAATATTTACATACTCAGTATCAGCAGGATTAGACGTGTCTACGCGTCTTGTACCTATTCTGTATGATGCTGTACTCGGCGCTCCGTTGAAGTAGGGGGCCATAACATTTCCGCCACCGGCACCATTAAGTAACGTGGTGGGGGCATAATTTGCATCTTCCATCGCAGTCGTGAAGTTAACTGTATAGTCCCCAGTCCCGTTATCCGTAATACTGGACACGTTGTAACTAGCCCTGATAGCAACAGTGCTTGTGCCATTAAAGTTCACCCACGCCTTAGCCAACCCGTCAATGACAGGCTGGACAGCAAAGTCAATACCGCCGTCATTAGCTTGATTGGTCAGATTATTAACTCGTAGCGTACTCATACAATACTCCAATCCGAACCGACCGGAATAGTCACAGTAATTCCAACCGCTATCTCAATTGGCCCAGCACTCATAGCGTTCTTATTTGAGCCAATGGTGTAGTCAGATGTAACTATCTTATCACTCTCAAAGAACACAGCCTGACCACTACCGCCAGTACCTATACCAGCCGCACCAGAGATAAAGCCTGTCCCATTTAATATAATTGCCATATAAACCTTAACTAATAACCCAGCGTGAGCCGGTAGGGACGGTAACAGACACGCCACTGTTAACTGTAATAGGCCCAGCGCTCATGGCGTTGTTACCTGCTGTAATGGCGTAAGTAGAACTAATAACAGACGCATTCTCGTACAAGCCTTTAGTTGTTGTATTGGCATCTGTATCTAAAACACCCCACGAAGCCGCAGAGCCATCAGTTGTTAGATACTTACCGTTGTTACCTGTTTGACTAGGTAAGGCATCTACAGCCGCCCAAGAGTTAACAGAGCCATTGGTGGTTAAGAACTTACCACTGTTGCCTGAGTTGTCAGGAATGTAGGAAGCTGCTGTTACGGCTGAAGCGGCTGCATCTGTCGCTGAACTAGCAGAGGCAGTGGCGCTGTTGGCGCTGTTTGTTGCTGAGGTAGCCGCATTGGTGTCGCTTGTAGAGGCAGCGGAGGCACTAGAAGCAGAAGCGGTCGCACTGTTACCTGCATTGGTGTTAGAGGTTGCAGCGGCAGAGGCGCTGTTGCTTGCGTTAGTTGCTGAAGTAGAAGCAGCAGAAGCTGAGCTGGCTGCATTTGTCTCTGCGGTTTCCGCCGCTGTCTGAGCTGTTTCAGCGTTAGTCTCAGCCGTCTCAGCGGCTGTCTTAGCTGTAGCGGCTGCTGTAGCGCTTGTAGAGGCTCCTGACGCGCTTGTAGCTGCATTGGTGGCAGAGGTAGCGGCAGCGGTAGCAGAGCTTGCAGCGGCTGTCTGAGAGGTTGCAGCGGCTGAGGCTGCGGCTTCGGCATCCACGCGGTCAGAATCAACACCAGCTTCACTAGCGGCGGCGGCTGAGGCGCTTGTAGATGCAGCACCAGCACTAGAGGCAGCAGCGTCACGGGCATCCTCTGCACGAATGGTTAGGGCTGTAACGGCGG